CACCAGCACGAAACCCGCGAGCGCCGGCAGCGCGGCGGTGGCGCCGAACAGCCACAGGCCGGCGAACGCGATCGCCGTGGCGACCAGCACCAGGCGCATGCGCCGGAAGCGCTCGACCCAGCGGCCGACCCGGACGCTATCGTGAATCATTGTCATGTCACCTAGTGTCCCGGTTCCGACGTTCGTATCCCTTTGCAGCACGCGCTCATACGAACGTCGGAACCAAAGGGACACTAGCAACCATATGATTCTAGTGTCCCGATTCCGAAGTTCGCATCATTGTGCGGCACGCTCGTTTGCGAACTTCGGAATCGAAGGACACTAGCAACTCATTGATCTAGTGTGGCTTTGGTTCAGAAGTCCGCGTTTCGGATTCGCCGCCAGAATGATGCGGACTTCTGAACCGCCACACTAGTGTGGCTTTGGATTTGACGTTCCTATGAGATGACTCGCGGCAATGCTGATAGGAACGTCAAATCCGCCACACTGGGACTCATAGGGCTTTGCCTGCGCAGCCACAATGATGCCCATCCGCGCTCGCGCGCGACCGCTCGGTTTCGGCAGCCGCGATTGACGTCATGGAACTTGCCGGCGCCTGGTCACACGACGCCCGCAGGTACGCGGCGGCCATCAGCAGATGCGCGGGACTGTCGTCGCAAAACCCGAGCACGCTGTTGCATTTGCCGCACAGGAGCCCGCGCACCTTGCCGCACGCGTGGCAATGATCGACACACAGCGCCTGGCCGGATCGCTTGCAGATGGCGCAGGTGCCATTCTGCCGCTTGCGCATGGCGTCGTAATCGACCAGCGAGAGCCGGTAGACCTTGCTGTAGCGCTTCCTGCGCTGCCATTCGCGGCCGCGGGCGCGCTCGCGTTCGCGAAAATCCGGATCGTTCTGCAGCCTGAGCCGCCGGCGCTCGCGCATCTCCTCCTTGTGCGTCTCGCGGTAGCGGCGCCTGGCGGCGCGAATCTTCTCCCGGTATTCGGCATTCTCCGCAAACCGTTTCTTGTGCCACGCGCTGTGCGAGAACATTGATCCGCTCGTTGGTGGAAGATCTTTCGTGTCCCGGACGAGCGAGCGCACCCGATCTCGCGTTTACCCGAGATCGGCACCTTAAGATGCGCAAGTCGGGTAAACCCGACTTGCGTGCGCGAGCGAAGATCCGGGACCCAGGGGCGACACGATGGAGCGCTGAAACGATGTGGCGCTTCGCGATTCTTACGCTGGGTCAGCGCAAGTCGGGTTTACCCGACTTGCGCATCTAACTGCCGATCTCGGGCAAGCCCGAGATCGGTGTCTCGTTCTGCTCGCGCAAGTGCGCTCGCTGCACTCGGCCGGGACACGAGACCGATGCTGTCTCGCGACGGACGACGATCACGCCACGCCTTGCTGCGCATACTCGATCCGCCGGTGAAAGCCCGACTGCACCGCCTGGCGGTCGAGCGTCATCGCGAGATAGCGGAACGAGTCCGCCGCGTGCGAGGTCCAGTCGTGCACGGGCTGCGGCCGCAGCGCCTGCAGCGCCGGGTCGTAGTCGGCGCGGTAGAGCTTGAGCGCGTCGATGCCGCGCGCGCATTTGTGCTCATCGAACCAGCATTTCGGCATGAACATGCGCACCGCGTTGATGCCGTCCTCGACCCGGTGCAGCGGGGCGAGCGTGATGTGCTTGAGCCCGAGGCTTTCCATCACCTCGAGGCGGCTCTTGCCGGTGCCGAGCTCCCTGGCCTGCGCGTCGTGCGGCACGATGTGCCCGGCATAGACATAGGGGCGCAGATTGATCTCCCTGACGTAGTGCCCGAGATCGACGCCGGAGGCTTCGTAATAATCGATGATGCGGATTTCGCGCCCGATCACCTGCGCGAACCAGATCGCGGTGGCGTCGCGGATGCCGAGGTCCCACGATGTCCAGACCAACGCCGAAGGGTCATAGGGCACGCCGGCGACGCGGCGCTCGGCTTCGGCGCGGGCGATCAGCTTGCCGTAGTACGAGCCGATCACCGCGGCGTCGAACGAGCATTCGAACTCCTGCGCGTATTGCTCCTCGGTGAGATCGCGCCGCGCCAGCGCGAGCTCGCCATCGGGAATGAGCCCGGTGTCGCTCGCCTTGAGCATCATGGAGAACCAGCCCTCCTCCCGCTGCGCGCGCCGCCACAGCTCGAAGAAGGCGTTGCGGCCCTTGGGCGTGCCGATGAACACCGCCCAACCCTGCCGGTCGGCGAGCGCGGGGCGGATGATCTCCGCCCACATGCGCGGATCCATGTCGGCGTATTCGTCGAGCACGATGCCGTCGAGATAGATGCCACGCATGGCGTCGGGATTGTCGGCGCCGTAGAGCCGCACCTGCGCGCCGCCGTGATAATCCACCCGCAGCTCGCTCTCGTGCGTGGTGGCGCCGTGGGGGCGCAGCGGCGCCACCGCCGCGCGCAGGTAGTCCCACGCCACCGCCTTCGATTGCCGCAGGAACGGCGACAGATAGGCGAAGCGCGGCCGCTCCAGATGGGATCGCAGCGCCTGCTTTTGCAGCTCGTGGACGCACGCGACGGTCTTGCCGGCGCGGCGATGGGTCACGATGCAGGCGAAGCGCTCGGCCCGGGCATGGAACGGAGCGAACTGCACGCGCGGCCGGTAGTCGACCTCGATCTCCAGTGCCGGTCCTTGCTCGAGCTCCAGTGCCGGCCCTTCGTCCGGACCAAGCTCCTGCTTTGCTAGTCCTTCCATCGGACGATGACCCTCCGCGGTCCCTCATCTTCGATCGCTCCCGTCGCCGTCTTGCCGTCCATGCGGTCGAGGATTTCCTTGATCGCGGACATGTCGCCACCGAGCGCGCGGGTGATGAGCTTGTTGACGATCAGCGCCAGGGTCGGCGCGGTCTGTCCGTCGTCACCTTCGGCGTCGCGCCGCAGCGCGGCGCTGATCGCCGCGCGCATCGGCTTGCCGGCATTGCCGCCGTCCGGCGGCGTCTCGTGGTCGGTCATGGTCACCTCCAGTTGCTGGTGGATCTGTTGCTGATGGGTCTGACGTCAGCGGCACTTCGCGCTATGGCTCGTCGTCCGGCAACGTACTTTTCTGATAGGCGCTCGCCCGCCTCAGCAAGCGAGGGTCCTCGTGAAAGCAGGTGATCGCGGCCTTGCATCGCCGGCACAGCAGGCCGCGCACCTTGCCGTCGACACGGGCACGATCGACGACCAGCGGTTCGCTCGGGGATTGTTTGCAGATGGCGCATGCGCCGCCCTGCCTTGCCAGCAGCGCTTCGTAATCCTGCCGGGATAGTCCGTAGCAGCGGCGCAACCGCCGCCACCGCTGCGCCAGGCTTCTGCGCCGGCGGCGCTCGCCGGCGCGCCGCTCCGCGCTGATTTTCTCGCGATAGGCCCGGACGTGCGCATGCCGCGTCCTCTGCTTGTCATTGCAACACATGTGCATCCCCTGCATTCGGTGGTCCAGCGCGGTCGCCGATTCGTTGAATCGGAAACCGCTGTGGATTGCGTGCTTTCGATGCGCCTTCTGCGACGAACCGTTCTCCACCTCGCCGGAAAGCGCCTTGGTCCGTTTTCTTCGATGCGCCGGCGCGCACGGATCCCGCCGACCGAAAGCACGCTTCCGACGCGCAGGCTGATGCCCGGCGCCGCTCCAGACCGGAGCGCGTGGAAACAGATTTCGACAACGGCGGCGATCGGAGCGCGCCGGCCTAGGGCAACAAGGTCAGCCGAGGACCGTCGAGACCCGCGCTGTCATGCCCGCGCTATGCGGCTGGACGAGCAGGCGAATGCACAAAGGGCCTTTCGCTTGCGCGCGCCGCAATAGCATTCCGCCCCGAACTGCTGGAACGCCAATGGCGCGTCTCCAACATCGGAGCGGTGGTTCATTCACACTTTTGGAATGATGAATTCTTTACGAGATTCGCTGTTACAAGTCAAGCCAAATCCTGAATCGGTAGTGTTTCCCCAGCTGCATCCCCCTCCGGTGCGTGAGCGCAGTAGTCGGCAGGCCGTGATCCAGCGAGCGCCCCGGCGAGCGGCGCGCCGGTCAAATCCAGCGTGACGGAATCGGACGCGCCGCTGCTCTCGGTCACGAAACCAATGATGTCGGCGGCGGCGTAGTCCGCCGCGCGCAGCGCAGCGACGCAGGGCTCCGCCTCGCCGAGCGGGACCGCCGCCAGCAGTCCGCCAGCCGTTTGCGGGTCGAACAGCAGCGGGTAGACCGGATGCATCGCGACCGTTTCGAGCTCCCTGATGGCACGGCGCAAGCGTACGTTCTGCGGCTGCAGCGACGAGAAGATGCCGAGGGCCACGGTCTCTCGGGCGCCGTCGAGCAGCGGCACGCGCTCGATCGCGA